ATCATCTTCAATGAAACCGTGTGTGGTTGCAAGTATTTTGTTATCTGCGTAACCTAAACCATTCATATGGTTCTTATGGATACCCACTTTAGTTCTAATTGCAAAATTAACTTTTCTACCCTTATTAGTTGCAGAAAGTTTAGATACTCCAGAACTCTTTTGATTTCCAAACAAAAATACTAATGCACATGATAGGTAAATAGAATTACCCCCTTTAGGTGCAATTGTTGGTTGTCCAAATGGATTATCAGGTAATGCTACCCAAGGTTGGTTTACAAATACCATTGTGTTGGTATGTGGATAACTCTCTTTTCTAGAGGATGTTATTCTTTGTGCCAATCCCATACCCCATTTTTCAGATATTACTCTCGCAGTGTGTTGGTTTCCTCCTTTTCCATCAAAACTCATTTGACAAGGTATTGTACCAATAGAATCCCATAAAAATACTATATCATATGGTATTTCACCGTTCTTTTGAGCATCCAATACTTCGGTAACATAATCAAATGCTTGTTCTATATAATCAAAACCTAATTTATATAGTAAGAATCCGTCCCAATACGCAGAAACTTCTCCTGTTGATTCATCAACTTCTTCAATATACTCAGTTTCTAAACCCATTTGTTTGGCGTGTTCGAAACTAAATTTTTGTTCTGTAATAATGAAAACAGGTAAGATATTTTTCTTTTGTGCGTCTACCGCAGTTTGTAAAAGTGCAGTTGTTTTTCCAGTGTCAGAATGACCTAGAAGCATATTAATCTGACCCATAGCGGGTCCTGGTAATCCAGTCGCCTTTTGAAAGGCTTCCCCTAGATCGAAGTACCTTTGTTCTTTGTACTTCTCACTAGAGGAAAACTTCTTTCTTATAGACGAAAAATCAGATGCTTTTTTCTTAAGTGGTTGTTTCGCCATAATATATATTAAAACGGTAATTCATCATCATCACCATCTAAAGACGTTGATTCAACATCAAAAGAATCTGTTTCATCATCACTGAAGTCCTGTTCAAAGGATTTTGTTGTTTCAGTTCTCATAAAATTAATTTCTTCTGTTAAAGACGCAGTTTCTTTTTCTTCTTTGTCTTCTTCAGCAACAAACTTCTTCTGTTCTGAATCCCAAATAGGTGTTTTGTTAGTTGCGACAATATCTAAGTATTCTTGTGTCTTTTTAGAATAAACATCTCTATGTGTTTCATCATTATTAAACCAATCATTAGCCTTTTCTTTGTCTTTAGTTAGGATAGATGAATCATCTGCCATAATAGAATTAACAACACTAAAATTTTTGTCGTTTCTACCTGTAGTGATGATAATATCTCTACCTTCTCTAGGATCAGTAATATCACCTTTTACTTTAAATAAAGGAATGATTTTATCCATAATACCGTCACCAGTATATTTGTGTTTAAATCTCCAAAATTTAACTCCGTGATCTTCATTCTCTCTGTCGATACCTTTAACTACATAGAATTTTCTAGGTATGAAGTCTTTCGCTAATTTCTTAGCCTTTTCTGAACCATCTTCATATAAGGCATCTTTAGCCTCACATAGTGGACAGTGTTCACCATCGTTTAAATGGTTACAATAAATTTTATCCCAATTACCATTAACTAATTTTTCGTGATAGTAAACCTCCGTGAATGGAGAACTACCGTCTTTCTTAGGTAAGATTCGGAATGTTTTTGTGTGGGATTTTACCCCTTTAGGTAGTTTCTCACTGAAGTACTTTTTCAGTCGGTCTTCGTTAGAGAGTTTTTTACCACTTTTCGCTGGCTCAGTGTTTTTTTCGTACTGAGACAGAATTGCATCTAAAGTATTACTCATTGTATAAAAATTTTAAATTATATACAATTATACTAACGAAATATCAAAAAGTCAATAAAAAAAGGGGTTTTTAGTCATTTTCTTCTGTTTTACTAAATGAAAAAGATTTTCTTATGTCCTTTTCATTATAGTTGTCAACATCGCTTTGTTTAAGAACAAATTCTTCTTCTTCCTCTGTTGGTTCGTATCCTTCTTTATCTTTCCAAAAATCAGTTAACTTAATACTATAAGGGAACGAATCCATAGATCTCATTTCTAATCTTTCGACAGGTGTTGGATTTCTTTTCTCAATTTCCCTTTCCAAATCATCAATTTTATTGATTACATTGTCCATACCAGAAACTTGATTTTCTAAATCAGATAATTTAGTCAACAGTTCATCCATTTTAGTACTCATACCTTCTACAGAAGATTTAGTTTCTTCGGTTTTATCAACAATATCTGTCACATCTATTTCAACAGAACTATCATCAGTTCCAGTACTAGTCTCAGGAGTCTCAGCAGCAGGTTCATCCGCATCTACATCTTCTACTTCCGCATCATCCGCCAATGGATCAGTTTCAGTTTTCTCCGCACCAGCCTCAGGTGCAGTTTCCGCTCCTGCTTCTGGGGCAGTTTCATCACCACCTACTGACATAAATGGGTCGTCACCAGCATCACCTGCAGGATCTTGTTCAGTAATGTATTGATCATCTGTAAGTAGATTACCATTTTCATCTTTTTCATTTTCAGGTACATAAAATGTGTACTCTAATAATTGTCTATATCTTTTTAATTCCTCGGAAAGTACTTTTTTGTTCATATTACATTAATAGTTGTCTGCCGTCATTAGTTTTATATATCTTATTCACTCTTTCCACTATTTCTTTTCCATCGTTAATAAGACATTCTTCACCAACACACTCTTCATTTTTGGTGGTATTATCGTTTAAAAAATCATTAAGTGATTTTTCTAAATTTTCGTTTTTTTTAGTATCTCTATTTGTTTCCATAATACTTTTATTATATAAATATTATGATATTAGGAAAAATGTTTATTTATGTCGATAATTTTTAATTCATCGTTTTTTACGATTATCATTTTATTTTGATATTCGTCCCAATTTATTTTTACATTTTTATAGTCTATGTTACCAACTTCGTGTTCACTGATTTTCTCTATTAATTTATTTAATGCATTAATAGTATAAAAACACTCACCTTTTTTATGAACAATTATTGTTGATGGGAAGAATGAAGAGGTTTCTACTTTTTGACCTTCTTCAACTTTAACTAAAAAAGTTAAAATTTTTTTATTAACTTCTTCAAAATTATATTGAAATATGTTTTTTTCTTTTATTCCAAATCTTTTATATAAATAATTCTTAAAACTTTCTATTTTATCTTGATATACAAAAGATGCTAATGTTATATTTTTACCGCTCGATTCCATTTCCATTTCCATAAATGTAAGGGACAAATCTGTTTTTATTTTTTAATTTATATATTAAATCCCTACATTTATTAAATATCGTATAATCTATCAAAGTATTACCATTTAATCTTTTTATCCTTTCGACAATTTTTTCTTTTTTACCTTGAAAATAATTTAAAACATTTAAATCTACCCCAAATATTATATTTTCACCATATATGTATACCATATCGTTTTCTGAAAAATAAATAATTGGTGATTTAAGAGATAATATTTTTTTTATTATCCTGTAATTTATTTTTCTACTATTATAAAGGATATCTAAATAGACATATGGTATATTACTACCGAAAGATTCAAAACAATATTCTTTAAATTGTTCAATATCACTTTCAAATTCAGATTTTCTTTCTGTTTTATCAAAAGTCCAAAATAACTTATTACTTACTTTTTTATGTATTATGGAAATACCTTCACCCAATAGTTCTTTAGATAATTTCCTACCAATTATCAATGTAGGTAACTCTTCATTAATACATTCTAAACTTTCACAAATTTTAAAATTTTCAATTTCAATTTTTGTCTTTGAAACAATATTCCCTATATCCATATTACAAATATAGTGATTTTTTTTTAAAAAGTTAAGTTTTATGCTGGTTTAAAGTAATCTATTAGTGGTTGTTTATCTTTGCCAACAAAAATTGTGAGTACATTTTGGAATGTATCTATTGATTTATCTATTAATGGTGGTTTATACTGTAATGTAATATCTAAACATTTTTTATATGTCGACAATGTACCATTACCTTTTTGGGATGTATAAAAATATGGAGGGTTACTCCCATTTCCTTTATAGTTTTTCCATTGGGCGATTGATCCTTGTATCGCACCATTGACTGTTTTAGATATTTCGTAAGGACTTATTATTGCAACTTCACCACTTTTATTAAACGCATCATATATTTCATAATATTGTTTCCTACCAATTATATAAAGGAAACCTCTTGGTCTAAATCTGTATGCATCTCCTTCAAAAATATTATAGTATTTGGTGGTTGTCAGTTGTTCAGAATCTAATTTTTCTAATTTTTTCAATTCAGATTCCAATTTTTCAATCTGAACCTTATCTGTAACATTATTTTTGTCTAATGACTGTAATTCTTTATTAATTTCTTTTTTTCTACGTTCAATATTATTGTTTGTCTGATATTCGTTTAACATTTCTTGTGGAGTACCTGGAAGTTCGTATGCCTTATTTTCGGATGAACCACTAGTTGTTGTAGGTGTTGATGCCAATATACCTTTACCAGGGATACTATTATAATATCTAGTTTGTCCCGATGCAATTGGGTCACTATCAGGAAATCTAACCACGTGTTCTTCTTTTTTAGGATCATCCCATGGCATTTCTAAATTAATAAAATTTTCTGAGTTTGATAACATTGCCGATAATAACATTGTCACTTGTGTATTAGTAATAATATTATTATCTTTAAATTCTTGAGTTAGTGAACCGATTAAAGAAGTTAATTCTGTGTCCGTATATTTTGTTACACCTAAATTTCTGAAATTACTTAAACCTGATGCCCCACCAAAATTAGTTTCAAAGTCAAATAAATCGTCAGGTGTAATATCTTCCCTAACACCAACACCAGATATCGTAGTTAAATTAGTAAATTCTATTTTAGGAACATCACTAATCTCATTCAAATCAATATCTAAATCTGCAGTTATTTCTTTTGTCGGTGGTGATATGAATTTAGATTGTCTAACACCCTCAAAATTTGTGGTCATTTGATTTGGTGTAATGTTGTGACTTACACTAGTTATAAGATATGCACCGTTAAAAAATGGTACATTCTGTAAATCAAAATACATTAATGGTTGTATATTCATACATCCTAAAGAGTCTATTTTACATGTGTAAGATCTAGTTTTAAATAACCTTAATAAATCCGTACCAACATAAGTTTTCTGCGTTCCACCTCTTTTATCAACTAAATCTGATAAGGCTTTAAAATATTCACCTGTTTCTCTATGTTCTTGTTGACTAAGTGAGACATTTTTAAATATTGTTTGATTTTGTGCACCAAAAGCCACTCTAAAAGCCACTAAAGAACTATCACCGTTTTCCAACATATCTGGCGGTAATTTACCATCCTTAAAACTGTATCCATCATTAGCAAAAAGGTTATTATTCCTTTCTTTTATATCTAAAACTTCTGAAGCACCACCTATATAGATACAACAAAATATTGGTCCTGTAGATTCATTATCCTCTAAAATAGTTTGTGGTTTAAATATTTTAGCAACCTCAGTCCTACTTTTATAATTTATGTATGTCGGTAAAATCTGAAATAAGAAATTACTATCTCTTAATAATTTAGACATAAAAAAGTATACACTAGTATCTAAATTACTACCTAAAGTTAAAAAACTTTTAAGATTAAAAGTCGCTTCTCCTCCGATATCTCTCCAACCTCTATCAATAAATTTAAAATATTCAATTAAAAACTTACTATCTGATCCACCACAAATATTAAACGATTTTTTATCTGAACCAACCCATTTACTATTTATGTTTTTAAAATAGTTATATAATTGTAATTTTATTTTTGATGTGCTTTTATTTTCACTTTGTTTAACTTGTTCTGCGTCGTTGTTTGCACCTTTTTCATTCCCAAGTTCTTCTTTTTTGAATGTGTCTTTGAAATTTTTTATATATGATTTAAGATCTGAATTTTTTATTTTTAACCCTAACTTTTCATACTTATCGTTAAAAATATTAGGATTTAATATAATCATATTAGTTGTGTCTTTAAGTGTGTTAAGTACAGAACTTTTTGCAGTACCTATGTCATTGGTACTTGCATTTACCACATTTAAAGATGATACATATGTAGATATATTTTTTTCAAATAATCCATTAAATGTGTTATTAAAATTTTGATTATCTACCCAATTTTTAAATAAACTTATTAATTTGTTTTTAGTCGATATTGGTAATGCCTTTAAATTTTCTT